TGCGGAATATCCAGAGCTACCAATCTTTGCGGAATCTCCCGAGCTACCAATCTGTGCGTAATCTCCCGAGCTACCAATCTGTGCGTAATCTCCCGAGCTACCAATCTGTGCATTTCTTTCTTTGCTGTCGTTTTTGCCAAAACCATCACAGGTAAATCTTGTCTTTTCGATGGTAAAGTCAACACACGCTTTGATAAATCCTTTAAGACCAAGCTTTAAACTGACGTGTAATTTGTTCGTAGCACATTTATCCTCTTTTTCGTATACATCTCCGACAGCTTCCACCTCTGAAAATTCAGAAATATTGCCATTTTCATCTACCAATGGATAATAATTAAGCACGTCGAACGGCTCCTTGCAAAAATGCATAACACCAGATTCACAAATTTCGTTTCCACTTTCCTCGTAAGTAGTATTTTCCTCATACTGCTTTCCCTTACAAATCATTCCTTTTTCGTAAGCTTTGTAACCTTTAACTGACATAACGTCTCCTTTCTACGCCGTCAGATATGCCAGCCGACCAACGACCGACAGCCTGTCCTTGACGTTCCTGTAAATTTCCTTGTACGGTAACTCCTGCTGGATGCCGTCCTGCACCATATTCAAAATGATGTTTTCCACAAACGACAAGTTCATAAGTTGCTGTGTTGTTGCCGTTTCCCTGTCTGTCACGCCTGCTGTTTTGTTTGCCAGTTTGGAATAAGTCATATACAACATATCAGCGTGTTCGCTACCCTGTTGCTTTGCGTACTCGACTAACTGTTTGAGTACGTCCGTTTCGGCTTTTCGTGACAGCTTGCCGACTGACCGGCTTTCAATCCACGACTGAGACTGACGCTCACGGATGATTTTCTCCATCTGATTAAAAGCGTTGATGTACTTCAACTTCCAATCAAGTGCCTTTTTTCCAGTAAATCCCATAACCAAAAGAGAAAATCCGTCACGGTTCATCAGATACATTGGATATTGTTTCCCCCTATTTTCATAGGTGGCTTCAAAGAAAAATTTCGCTCCACCATTTTGGACGTTCACTTTTCCGATTAAATCGGAGTACATTCTTCTTATCTCTGAAATCAGTTTGTCGTGTCGCTTTCCGAAACTTCTCGAAACATCCAAGCTGCTGCAAACCGCTTCATCTCTCTCCAAGTAAACCAGTTCGTCCAAGCTAAGCCTCCTCTCTTTTTGGTTTCTTCGCTTCCAAAAACTTATCAACATTCACAGACAACGCACCGCAAATAAGTTCGTACTCGCCGAAATCAAGCCGTCTATTTCCGTTCAAAGAAAGATTAAGTTTCTGTACGGGAATACCAGTTTGATTTGCGACAAAAGTCTGCGTAATACCGTTGTTTTCAAGATAAGCTTTGATTTTTTGTCCAACGCACATAATCACACCCCCTATCTGTTGAATTTCGGCTGTACCGAATAATTGTATTATAATTTCGGTTTCACCGAATGTCAAGAGTTTTTTCGGTTATTCCGAAATATTTTTCTTGACTTACCGAAATTTTTATATTATTATCTTTTATGAGGAAAGGAGGTAGGCGATATGACTTTTGGAGAAAAACTAAAGTCTGCTAGACTTTCAAGCAATCTTACTCAAAGACAATTAGCATCTTTAATAGGAGCAAAGCATAATTCTGTTAGCGATTGGGAAAAAGATAAATCGAAGCCCGATATGGACACAGTAGAATTGATATGTGGAGTCTTGGATTTAAACCCAAGTTATTTAATGGGTACAAAATCAGATGATGAATATGGAAACATAATATCTTCTATAATGGATGATGCAGAATTGTTAGATATGATAGCAGATTATAAGGAACTATCCATTGAGGACAAAAAAGCAATTCGTCAAATTATTTCTTCTCTCAAAAAAGGAAACAGGGGTTAGACACCCCTGTTTTTTAAATATGATGTGATAATTTTGTGTAAATATTTTAGTATAGCTTTACTCTCTACTCTGTTAATAGCTTCAATAATTTCCTGTTTCAATTCATCCTTTTCCATAAAATACCTCCATAGCCAATCTCCCAGTGACGATTTACCCCATTATAGAACGTATGTTCTTGTATGTAAATACTTGACTTCGCCAGTAAATCATCGTAAAATTTTTATGTGCTTAAAATTTCGGGACGGTAGAAACGCCAATAACTACCGCCCCTATGCCAAAACTTGAAGCCCCCCTCTTTGTAGGGGGTATATATATCATAGCACGCTTAATAGGAGGAGAAAGTATGATAAGGGATGAAAAATTGAAACAAATTTCGACAAAGTTGATTCGGTCTGACAAAGTGGACGATATCGCCACGCTACGCCGTAACGTGGAAATGTACGTTCAGGACCCCGATATCACGATACGGGATATTTCGGAACAGTCGGGCGTACCGATTCCGACGATAAACAATCTGCTATATAAAGACAAGCAGGGAATACGGCTGTCTACCGTCATAGCACTGGCAAGGGCATTACAAGTCAGCATTGATGAATTGGTCGGTTGTCAGACTATGACAAAGGAAATGCGGGAAAGCGTAGAAATCTGCCGTGGACTACCCGAAAATGCACTGCTGTTAGTTCGGTACTTTATACGCCATCAGCAAATGCTCTACTCAAAAGTAAGTAACAAATCTAATTATATCTCTGTATTCGTTCCGAAGTATGAAAATGGGATCCTAGCAACAACCAACGTATCTGAAATGGTCAATTTAGAGAATTTTCCGTCAAATGTGAAATCCAAGGCTTATACGGGAATTAAAATTCCTAACGACAGTTATATGCCCTACTATATGGAAAATGAGATTGTACTGGTTGCCTGCGACCGTGAAACTGTCAAAGGCGAGCATTGCATTATTACCAGTGGTGGCGGTATCTATATTGTAAAGAAAGAAATCAGCGTCCGGAACGGCAGGAAAGAGAAACACTACATATCTCTTTATGGCGATTATGACATTATCCCCGACAGCAAAATTGACGATAGGATAGGTTATGTGGTCGGTTTTATCGACAGCAATGGAAAATGGGGCGTTCGGTGATTGAATTATTGGCAATAAAAAAAGAGGGGGGCATATGCCCCCCTTGATTTAATTTAAAAACGTAAATCAACATAAGCTGATGATATATTATCATCAGTAAATGAGTAATTATCATTTATATCTATAGTTAAAGAAATACCTTCATCATCTGAACCGGAATAATAGGAAAGATTACAAGTACCGATAATTTTTCCGTTGAGATCTCCCTGTGTGCAAAAAACAGTCTTATATATATATGGCAACAAATCATCCTTTTTATATCCATATTGTTTGTATGGCAATTTAATGTAAATCTCATCTTTTTTAGAAAAACTAACTGGAATACTAAGGCTTATATAACCCCTTGAAAGTCCGAATTTCCCATTGGCTCCAAATAAAAACAATGACGATATAATATTTATATCGCTATAAGAACCGTTTCTAATCAACTGCGCTTTCGAAAGTGATATTTCTTTTTCAAAGTACATATCACCTCTCAAATCACTAACTGTTTCTCCAATCTCATTCCCATCAATCGTGGTAGTGATTGGAGTTGCAAGTTCATAGTAAAGATACTTTCCTTGCATTGCTGACTTAAAAGCAGATGGGTCTGTGTAAGCAGAATCTTTAATATTGAAAGATGTTTTGTAAATTAATAACCCTTTGTCTGATTGCATTAAATCGTTCATATTCGTATAAATTGTGTAACCCATAAGGTAATTTTGATTGTTGTCCGCAATACCATATTCAGATGAATTGAAATTTCGAATATAAAACCCCTGAGTTGAACTATAACCGTAGTTGTAATTTCCTAAATCAATTCTTCCAACTTTCTGTATAAACTGATTATCATTTACTTCATTCTGTATAGAACATTCTTTTGGTACACTCCATCCAAGCATTTTAATGTCCATAATTTCTGTTGATTGTGCTGAAATGCTTTCTTTTACTTCTGTATCATCATAAACAGTATCTGTAAATACTGCATTCTCTGGTACATCTGCATTTACAGTATGACCATTTACTGTTGCAGAATTTCCACCGTTTGCAGGCAACTCAGTTGGGATTTCTGTCTTGTTTGCTTTGTTTCCAATTTCTGCATCAATTTCATCCAATTTAGAATCAAGCGTTTTGTTTTCTGCTACAACAACACCTGTGGCGTGAGCAATCGGGTAAAATTTTTCGCCAAGTTTATCTTTTAACCATTTTAATTTCATACAAAATACCCCCTATTTCAAATAAATTTGACCAATTTCACCTGCTTTAATCTCTATTGGATTTTCCAACACTTTTCTGGCTACCATAAAAACATTTGTGTTTGATAATTTTAAGTTAGCCGGAAATCCATTTTTACCAGATGTAATTGCTAAAAATGAACCAATTTCTTTTACTGTTGCATCTGAATCTGTCCAGTTTTTAACATTCAACGTAAAATAATCATCGGATGTATTTATTGTTGACGAAACAGGGTATACTCCAGAAAGAGGAGATTTTAAAGTGTAATCAGTTTCGGATTCTGCGATATTACTTGATCCGAAATAAATCAAATGGCTTGATATCCCGGAATACGATGCGGCTTTTCCGCTTGTTACAATATAATCATAATTAGATGGAAGATTAGAGCTATAGCTAGTTTGCAGAAAAACCATATCAACAGAAAATGGGAACATTAAAGCGATCAATGAATCTTTGTTTTCTCCTGTGACTGCACCGAACTTATGCAAAGTATTTCTGTAATTAGTGGATGAAAACAAGAAATTAGCAGGTCGTTCCAAGTCTAAATTATTTCCAAGCCAATCTGAATATGTTAATGTTGTTCCGTCCGCAAGTGGAATATTCCCCTTAAAATCTGTTACTGTTCCTCCTTGCAGAAAATGGTTAATTAAATCTTTTGCTAATTTTGTATGCATATTTATACCTCCGTTAATATTGTTCCTGTGTATATTTCAGAAATATTTACTAATAAATCATTTTGTACCGTTTCAAATTTTAATACGTCTTGTTGCACATCGTAAAAGTTTATTCCATCGCTAGCGGAAATGCTTTTAATTTCTTTTGGCATATCCGATAATGTCATTTTACTTGTTTTCCCTGTTTTTGACCTTATCGCATCTGCTACGCTTTGCAAATCACTCATAATGCTCAAAAAAATCACCTCTTTAAAATTGTGTTGTGGAGATAGAACCGACTATTTCCGACAAATTTGACACTTCTTTTTTTAGCTGCGTTATATCTTCTGCCATACCGGGGTTATCCGGAGCTCCAGCCTCACCGAATCCTGTTGCATCTTCAAAATGTGCTACGTCAGATAGGTCTGCTTCGATTTTTTCCTTTTCTGTCTTTGCTTGTTCGGCATAGTACTTTGCGTTATCAGTATCTTCGCCATCTCTCATACCGCTACCGCCAATAGCATAGCTTTGAGCCAATTTAGCGTCAGCGGCGGCGTCTGTAGCAGAAGAAGCGGCACTTTCGGCACTACTGCTTGCGGCATTTACATTTGACGTGATTTTAGCAAGAAAATCAGTTGCCAAATATTCATCGGTAATGCTACCTTTTACAAGATCTGCTGTTATTTTCTTTGCGCCATCTTCGCCGGTAGTTTCCGTAAAAGTAATTCTTGCTCCATTGCTAAACGTATAAGCACTCGGAATAGCCTTACTGATATCTGCCGTCCATTTAGTACCGTCTGCTGTTTCCATTGTAATAACTCCGGCACTATCCATAGAAAAAGAAACTGGTATTTTTTCGATGTTAAAATCAACGCTAAAACTTGTTCCGTCAAAAAACTTAAAAGTCAAAATTCCTGTATCGGGATCCCATGTTGGCGTTTCCGAAAGAAGCTTATTCGCCGACGATTTATCAAGCTTTTTAACCTCTGATTCCGTATGGGCGATATCTAAATTACTGCACAGCTCTTCAATGGCTTTATCCATTTTATTAAGATTGCTTTCGTTAATCGGTGTTTTTAAGCTTGCTGACTTATTTTCCCAATTTATACGAGTATATTCTACTTTTTCATAATTTGAAGATTCTACACCTGGAATTGCTCCACCGATCGTTTCATATAATTCCAAAAGTTTCAAAGCAGCTTCCGAAGCTTTGTTTATTTCAGAATTATATACAGGTATTTCTGCGTTTTCAACTGGAGCATAATCTCCACCTGTAGTAACAGCCGAATTTGATCCGTAATGAAATATCTTTCCTTTATACTCTATTTCCCCGTTCGTTCCGTAATCTGTTCCGCTTGTATCCCTTAGATAATCGTCAGTCGAAACAACCGCATAATCCGTAACATCTGAAACCACAATAGGAAGAGGTATGTTTCCAGATCCCATATAAATCATTCCGATGGCCCAAAATTTCTCCGTGTGTTCTGATGGATTTCGTATTCTAAGATAAAAATCTTTTCCAAACCGTGTATACAATTTCGTTGCTTTGTAATTGTAATCTCCAATTTTAACATTTTGTGGTTCTTTAATTAAATAATTCGCCATAATTCCTCACTTTCTATACGTTTGCCCAATAACTGTAATTAACTCTGTAAGTCACGCCTTGGTCGATCGCCGAATGCGATATTACAATCTGCGGTGTTCCGGACGCCCCTCCCGGAGAAATTGAAACCGCATCAACAGTAAATGCACACGCATCAAAATCACCGTTTATAGCGGTGACAGGCATATGTGCATTTATGTCCGGTACTTCTATATATGTATATACAGTAATTCCGCCATCATTGGTAAAAACTTGGCTTCCGGACATATATCGCATACCATTAATAATAAGACCTGTGCATGATACAGCGCTTGGTATGGAAAGCTTCTCGCCATCGCTCCCATCAATTTTTACATTTTGAATCTTAATCGGTGCGCTCGATTTTATTACCGGCTGTTTATGCAGTTCACCGTCATATTCTTCATCAAGCGTTATATTTGCCGCTATCGTCTCCTCTTCCACTGTTCCCATCCGAGTAGTATATGACGTTTTCTCGAATTCAATCCTGTCGTTTAACAAATGTGTCTTGTTGCTATTTTTAAATTGTTGCTTCGTTGTTCCCCCTGCACCATCTTCAACATCGAGTGTTACTGTCGTGTAAGCTTCGGATGTCACGCCATTTTCTGTATTCATTTCCGTTGAATTGTAATCACAGGATGGCTTTTCGTCCAAATACTCTTCATAATCTACCCAGTGTGCGCCGTCCCCGTAAGAAAATCGGTAAACCGTATCACTGTCTAAATCATAATATAATTCTCCTACTTGCGGCATTTCAATTTCTACTGTGCCATCCGGAATTGTAACATCATCCTTCGGTTTTCCGTGATCGAAATATTTTACGTCTAATTCTTTTCCGTCTTTAATTACTTTCGGTTTATAATTTGATAATTTAACCAAACTTTCTGCACTTTTATTACTTTCTAAGTGTATCTGTCCGCCGACAAGCTCAAGTAATTCTTCTGCTGTCAAATTGATATTATCAGCTGTAACCTTAAAGTAGTTCTTGCCGTCATCAGCGTTGGTTCCGAGTTCTACTTCTACCATCCGACCATTTTTATCAACTTTAAGGACAATCGTATTAGAAGTTTGCTCAAAATGGCTACTTTCTCTCTTATCTAAATCTGTCACGTCAACCGATAAACCATCAATGCTTTTCTTTATCTCAAGGCTCTTACCCATAAGCTGAACCAATTCATCACGACTTGTGGTTTCGTTCGCCCTAACTTTGTTCCCTTTGGCAGAAAACGTGTCCCTAAGTCCTTGAATACCTTTTAGAGTCCTTGAAAAAACAGGACATATTACGCTTTCTTTTTCTTTTACCAAAGAATACCAATCTCCCGGGTCCATATACGGCAACCCCTCAAGCGTAGTATCGTTTGGTCGGTAAACAATGACATTCAGTGCATTTTTTATATTTTTTCCTATTTTCTTTAATTCCTCTTGCGATTTCCCAAAAAATAAAATATTTGAAGAAATTACATAAGGGTTGCTTTCGTCATCATCAGAAGCCACGCCGATATCATCAGACGATGATTTAATTGTCACGCATGTAATCGGCATCGTTTCATATTCTTCAAATTTTGTCGTAATATATTGAGCATATGCCGGATCCGTTCCGATATATTGAGCGTTACCTTCGAATGCCGGATACAAATCCTCTGCCGGATACAAATCCTCTGCCGGATATAGTCCCCCTGTTTCTTCTATCTTTATCTCGTCAAATTTTCCATAACGGTTCATATATCCGAAAGCCCCGTTAGCTTCACAGATATATTTCAAAAGCATTGTTCCGGTTAAATTTCCTTGTCCCGGCTCTACCGTTTTTTCGACTTCCAAATCGTCATTGACAAAGGAGCCTCCGGCAAATTCAACTCCAAAATACTCTAATATGTTTGACCGAAATTCTGAAAGTTTGAGTTTATTATTTCCCGGAAATGTTTTATTATAAAAATCTGCAATATCCACAGATGCGTCGTATAATGCGTCATATGCGATTATTTTCTTATAGTCCTTATCATCTACACACTTTGCGCTATCGACACGATATACACCCATAGGGATTGTTAAAACAGTTTTCCCTTCTGAATCTTCCACATCCATATAGCACTTAAATTCCAAGCCGGTTACATCCTTGTCCATTACTTCTGATACTTCAAATTCAATACTAGAAGCGATGCAACCGCCCAAAGACAACTCTTCATCGCTACAGATAGATTGAGTAATTGTAACACTTTCTTGATGGATGATTTCGTTATCAATCGTCAAGTTGATATCATCAAAAACCATCCGGTACCCTTTGTAATATCCAGAAGAGTAAAACATAGCTTTTTGTTCGTCTGTCAGATTAAGCATACGGCACCTCCTTAATACTCAATAAACTCCCACGAAATAGGCATATACGTTGGAACGCCCTCATAAGTCCCTCCGTACTGAAATTGAACGTCCGGAACATAAAAAAATCCGTGGTCATAATCGTTAGTCCATTCGTTGAAATACCGTATCCTTATTTTCTTTTCTGGCAATCCGGCACAATCTTTTTGTTTCATACCGGTGGTAAGTATATTCATAAAAGAACGCATAGTGGTGTTTTTCATGTAAATGGTCGAAAATGCAATTCCGTCACGCATATGCTTTAATACATTTCTTTTAAGATGACCGTTTGCGTTTACATAGCTGTCTAAGTCCTGCGCCCTGCCGGGTGTAATATTAAGATTGTTGGCGGCAATGTATTTATCAATCTTTGTATACTGATAATCACCTCCGGAATAACCGGTTGCTATCGAAACAAGACCTTTTGCTTTCTCAAATCCTGCCATTTTCTACCTCCAATTATCAAAGGTTAGCGGCTCTGAATAGACATAGCCGGAAATAAAAAAGAGCGGATATTGTTATCCACTCTTTTAATGCTTTTTTAAAATCAAATTCTAAAACTTTAATTTTTTTATTGTTTTTTCCTTGAAATAATCTCCATTTTTTCTGTATTTCAAAGAAAACTCTACGCTTTTCGGATTTTCAATTCCTTTCTTGGATGTCAGATCCGAAATATCTGCTGTTATCGTTGTTACTGATTTAGGATATACGCATACATCTTGTGTATCGAATAAATAGTCTGTTTCCAAGGCCCATCCATCAACGGAAGCGTTTGTAAAATCCAAATTCGCATAATAGTTATTATTATTTATAACCGAGAAAACGAATTTATCAGAATCTAATTTTTCTTTCAAAATTACAAATCCGGATTTCTTTTTGGAACCTTTACCGCCGGAGAATTTATTTTCTCCTTTGAAATTATTCGTTTTGATTCTTATCTTTTTAGTGTAAAAATCTCTGTAATTTTTCGCATCATCGTACGCCCATATTACCAAATCTACATACTGTACGTTATCACCTTTAGACAGCCATCCATCTTCAAAGTCAACATCCATCGTCCCTTTTTTACCGCTTGGAACACTTGTAGAAAAACTGTATATATTACAGTTAGTCATTACTCCATTGATAGCCATAGAATGAATGTCAAAAGAAAAGTCTTTTTTGCTGTTGTTTTCTATGTCAAAAGAAAATCCTTCATCATCGCCACTTGTTATTGCTATATTGCACTTGTGACCGCTGTATATTTTTTTCAAATCATATTCTGTTTTCTTCTTTTCTTCGTTCTTTGTTTGATGATTATCGGAAACTGTCTCTTGATTATAGTTTTTCCCTGCATCGTCATTATCGTTATCGTCTGTTATCCAACAAAAAAATCCAAGTACACAAATAACTAAAACGATAATCCAAAGACAACCATGCTTCTTTTTCTCTTTTTTGATTTTCGGTGCAACATTTTGTTTTGTTGGTGATGGCGTCCAATCACTTTTCGGATTAATTTTCAGCCCATCATCTGTTTTCGGATTACTTTTCATCGAATATCCACAATGAGGACAAGTTTCCGCTTTATCTGATACATCCCCGCCGCACTCCTTACATTTAATAATCATAGTATTTCTCCCTCCTGTTTTTTAAAATTTACCCTATTATACACTACAAACGACAGATTGTCTATGCATAAAGCGGTCTGCCGTTTGTTTTCTTAAATTTTTCGTTTGCATCAGTCGTAATTCTGACAATGTCACCGTCAGATACGCCCTCGACATAAAGAGCCTGACCGTTTCCGCTGTTCATTTTGTTGATGGCAACAACCAGACTTGTAAGCACCGGAGTCATTACATTGTAAACAGCATCCGCAACACCCTTAGATGTCGATGCAATAATCTGGTCATTGTTGATTACCTTTGTTCTGTTCCCCTGCCTACCAACAAGCTCCGGTTTGCCATTTTCTCTTGCATAAAAAAGTTCACCCATTTTAGGGGTGCCACCGGTTTCAAACGTAGCAATATGATTGATGTTAAACCCAAGCGTTTTACCTCCAAGAGCATTTGGCAATTTCAATGAAATCTTATTAAGGTTATCAATGATTTTGCTATTGATCCACCCTATCAGCGTGTTAATTCCACTTTTCAATGTGTCCATAGAGAATATGCTTTTAATTTTTAAAGCTTTATCTCCCCACCAATCTTTAACATTTTTCCACCATTTAGATATTTCGCTGGCTTTTGTTGCTAATTTAGATTTAACCGATACCGCTTTATCTCCCCACCAGTCTTTTACGTTACTCCACCATCCGGCAACTTTTTCTTTTGTTGCTTCAAACTTTGTCTTTACCTTTAACGTCTTTTTGCCCCAGTAATCTTCAACGTCAACCCACCAGTCTGCAAGACCTTGTTTCCACTCTTCCGGACTGTATGTGAATAAATCTTTGAATTTAAACTTGTAGGCATACTTCTTCTGCTCATCGGACATAATAGCTTCTCCGATTGCCTTTCCTATATTCCATCCGACAAATGCCGCACCAACAGCAGCGGCTACGCTTGCCAAAATACTTGCCGCTGTAGCAGCGGCTCCGCTCGAAATAAAAGTTCCTATTACTGATGGCACTTTCGTTATGGCTTTTCCTATTCCTTTTGCTGCCGCTTTTGCAATCGTTCCAACTCCTACACTTTCTACGCCTATAGCTTCCGCTATTTTGGTCATCACTTTTGTTGCAAGCTTTTTAAAAATGGTTTTTCCAAGTCCTGTGAATTTAAGGATTGCAAAAATACCGATAATTGATGTTTCTATCGGTGCAGTCTCCATGGATCCTTTAATTGCTTTTGCGATAGCTTTTCCTACGGCAAGTGCCAGTTTTGCCAAGTCAATAGCAACTTTACCGAAATCTATTCCAGAAAGAAAATCTCCGATGCATTGGCCAACATACTCCCAATCCACAGTATTTAATGCCGTAGTTATCGTGGTAGCAAATCCACTGAAAGTATTACTTATTGTTTTTCCGAGCTTTTTCCATCCGCTTTTTCCGAATTCCTTAAAAAATCCGTTTATTCCATCCCCTATCTTTGTGCCTAAATCTTTCCAAGTCTCCTTATTAGATACCAAAGTATAAAGAGCATTTACCATAGAATTGACAAGTTTTCCGAAATTTTCCCCGATTCCTTTAGTGTCAATTCCTTTTATCAGCTCTCCGATGCGTTTTGCGATTAAATCCCAGTGAATGCGATTTAATGCTGATGTCATTGCTGTAAGAACGCCATTTGCCATATTATTAAATGCATCAGCAGTAAGACCGGCATCCCAAGTCGTAAAAAATCCGTTGATGCCAATTCCCAAATTTCTTCCAAATTCATCCCAGTTAAAAGTTGTAGCAAAGCTGTTTAAACCAGTAAGCGCAGTATTCAGAGAATTTGCAATAGTGCTTCCTAAATCAGAAAAAAGTCTCGCTCCCTCACCTCCTGCAAAAAGTCCGTTAAGAAACGATGCTAACCCCGTTCCAAATCCTGCCGCTTTTTGATAGATGGATTTCCAGTCAATATCCTCCATAGCATTTGACAATGTTGTAGAAATCTTCTTACCAAGCTTTTCAAGTGTATCAATATCGCTTTCAAACTTCTTGAAAATGCTGTCTTTCTGCTTCCACTTTCCTCCGCTTCCAGAGCCGATGTTAGACAGCTCACCAACGCTAGTGCCACTACCTTTTCCAGCACCGTCATTATCCTTGCCTTTTGAGGATGTAAGGTTGTTCAGACGATCAAAGCCCTGCAACTGCTTATTGAACTCTTTCTGTGCTTTTGTAGCCTTTTTAGTAGCATCGGCTGTATCGTTTGCTCCGTCAGCGGCATCTTCCATATCATCCTTGTAATTTTGAGTAACGCCGCCGCCCTCTTCATATTCCCATCCGAAAATCTTTCCAAGTGCGTCTCTGGCTGATTTTGCAAACTTATCCAGTTGAACCAAAGTGCTGTTCATAGCTTTTACAAACGGCTTAAATGCGTTAATCGCAATTTGACCAATCGTAGAGCCTAACTGCTGAAAATTCTGCTGAAGCATACGGGTTTGGTTGGCCCATGTATTAGATGTCCTAGCAAAATCTCCCTGTGCGGCACCGGTTTGTGAAATCACATACTGATAGCGGAGCATTGTCTTTTCCGCTTGTGACATAGATTTAATATTGGCATCTATGCCCTGCTTATGCGCCCACTCTTGAAGAGTTGCCTGTGTGAGGTCGATTCCGTATTTTCTTAACGGTTGTGTCGTGCCGGTAAACACTGACTGCATAGACTTGGCAATCTTTTCTTGGTCTTCATTATAGAAAGATGCCATATCAGCAGACAGCTTGGTCAACTCTACAGACATTCCAGACATTTTCTTTTGCGAAAATCCGACTGCTGTTCCCATTGATTGGAAACGTCCGGCGATCTGCTTTGCTGTCAATTCAGACATACCGTAGTCTTGAATGGATGTTTTTGCCAAGTCTTCAATCTTGCTTTTATACTTTCCGAATCCAACATCAACGACATTCTGAACCTCTGTCAAATTAGAGGAATAGTCCATTGCTGATTTTAGACCGTTGAAGGCTCCCTTTGCCGCATTTACTCCGATAACAAGCTTTGTTAGCTTAGATGCAATGCCACCAAATCCACTGCTTAATTTTCTTTGAGAAGAAAATCCGCTTTTTATTTTGGAAAAAAAAGAGCCGATAGACGAACTGGAAGCTTTTATGTTTTTTCCGATATTAGAAAAAGCTGCAATCATACGTTTTTGGAAAGAACCGGCATCTTTGCCAGTATCATTCAGTGTTTTTTTATAAGTCTTAAGCTCTGATTCCGCTTTTACAAGCTCTTGATATGATTTATCAAATCCCTCGTTTCCGAAACCGATACCGGCAGATTGCATCTTTTTAAGGTTTGCCCTTAATTTGCTTACTTTTGCATCTAAACTGTCTGTTTCTGTAATGTCGGTAGTAATTCCTTTTGCTTTCTGATTAAGCGCCGCCTTATACCTCTTTGCTTCGTCCGTAACTTTTGCCAAAGCCATATATGCAGTATCCCATTCGGAAGTACCCATTCCGAGACCGCTTTGCTCTACACTAGCCAAATACGATTTAGCATCCTGCACCATAGCGGTATATCTCGAAATGCCATCCAAATTAGGATTAAGACCGGATTTTAACTCTTCCTTATAGTCACTCACCTTTTTATCAAGCTTTTCAACAGCTAAATAGGCATCGTTCCACTCTTTATCTCCGGCAGAATATCCTTGGCTGGATAATTCCTTGAGACGTTGCTTCGCATTATTAAGAGCGTCACCGTACTCGTTTGTACTCTTTTCAGCTTTTTTAGTTTCTTCAATGGTCTGCATCAAAGAATCAGAATATCCAACTGCTGATTTCGGAATATAAGAAGTCTTTGGCTGTTCGGCTTTGGTATTTTTCAGACCGCCATTATCACTGCGGTTAATCTGAATCTGCTTTTGCGAGGTTGCCATTTCTTTCATTTTCTTTGAAAGAGCATCCATTTTGTTAATAGTTTCAGCAATATCGTACTGCATATTCGCAAAGGAGCTTTTACCAGTAGATGCACTACCGGTAGCCAGTGCCTTTTTCTCTTTTTCTGCTAAATTATCCAGTTTTGCAGAAAGCTTGTCATACTCTTTCTGTAATTGTACGGTAGACCCCTCAAACTTTGCGTCTTTTCCAATTTCAGAAAACTTTTCCTGTAATGCGCTAATAGCAGACATTCCGGTTTTTGTATCTACATTTACTTTTGTCTTTCTCTTTCCGAGATTTTTTACAGACTTATCAATTCCGTCAATAGCGGCTTTGGCGTCTTTCAGACCGCCATTTTTAGCGATACCATTGATATTTTTAGCAAAATTACCAAGTGCGGATGTATCAACTCCTCCAATAGCAGAAGATACCGCACCAAGCTTTTTTATAAGGCTATTAAGTGCGGCATTTGCCTTTTTCGCACTCGCTTCAATTTCTAACTCTAAGCTTTCCTCTGTAGCCATTACCGCACCCCACTTTCACTACTGTGCTTTGTTGTAATTCAAAATCGCCTGTACAATAGCCTTGGCGATGTCATCCTTATGCTTTAAGTACAACGATGCATCGTCCGGATCAGAAACAAAACATACTTCAATCAAAATAGCCGGCTTATTTGTATGATTTAAGAAATACAAATTGGTATCAATCTTAACTCCCCGATTGGTAAATCCAATTTTGGAAATCTGATTACAAACCCCTTTTCCGAGATCTCCACGAACGCCGTCTTTGTTTCGAACAATAACTTCTGTTCCTGTAGTCACAGAATCTTTTTTACTTTTGTGTATAAAAAAGTTAAAATGAACAGAAATATCAACATCTCTTTTCTTTGAATTGCACTTTGCGCAAATCTTACGAAGAACGTCATTTTGACTTGTCCCGTTATTGACCGTACAGTTGTATGCCTTAATTCCGTTCTTTTTCAGAAGCTTTACTACCTTTTTGGTAATAACTCTATCTTCTTTGCTTTCGTCGATGTAATCACTGGCACCGCAAGCAATCTTACCCTGCGGATTATGACCGCCGTGTACCGTTACCGCTGTAATCTTTGCCATCTTTATCCCTCCATTCAAAAAAAGACGGCGGGGCTTTTACACCTCGCCGTTACTTTCCATTAGTTTTCTACTCTGAATTTCAAGCTTATGATTTGCACGTCTTGTAAGCGCATCCAGCCTTCGCATTTCTGCTTCTTCCTTATCATTTTTAACATTGTCAGAATCTTTATCTGCTTCAATGTTTGAATAAAAAGGCTTCTCCGGATATTTTATCTTGTCTCCATTAAATGCACTTCCGATTGAAAACTGCGTGTAAAAACCAATAAGCCAAGCAAAATACTCTTTATCATCGTTTTCGCTTTTCAATCTGTCGTTATATGCTGTAATTCTTCGATTTATCGCCGCCGGAGTCATATGAAAAAATTCATACTCTGTCAACCCGATTTTCAATGCTTCCGGTAACAAATCTTCAATTACTCGCTCTCGGAAACTTTTGTCTGCTTCTTCTTGTGATCCTGTGGTTTCTTCGGCTCTTTCTCCTCGGTCATCGGAGACATCATCTCTTCCAGACCGATCAGTTTGAAAAAACCATCTTCACCCATCTGATCTAAAAGCATTTCCATAACAGACCAGAAATTTCCGTTGTTTTCCTTGATATAACTTTTCAAAAGGATTTTAGCCGTTTTCTTATCCGGCACCTCGCCGTCTCCCTCTTCCGTTCCGTGATGTTCCATAAGACCTGCATAAAACATAGAAAGAGCCACTTGAGGAATGTCCGAAATCCCTTTGAATTTTGCTTTAATGCTTTCAGCGTTATCGCCATCTTCATTCACTGCGGTCATAAGATTGATTACTTTCTCTGTGCACTCGCCATACAGCGAAGCTTCTACTGAAAATTCAACCTTATAATCTTTTCCAGAAATATTCAAAACCTTATACATTTTACCTATCCTTTCCCTCCCTTTTTATAAGGGAAAGGGGCAGTCCGAAAACCGCCCCTTATAAACTAATTATTGATTTCTGTGTCATCTACGGCTGTTTCGTCATAGCCAGTCACAGCCTTCTTGCTACTCGTTTTAGACTGGCTATTTATTCCCCCGAATGTTCGGTGGGAGTCACGGCTGTATCCTCTCCTTTAAGCTCGTCTGTGATACAGTTCATCTGCATTGTAAGAAGCCCGTTCTGCTCTTTTGCAGTCTTTGGGATTCTAGCAGGAGGGGACGCAACGATAAACTCCGCATTTGTAAGACCCTCCGTGATTTCTTGGAACCAAACTCTTTTACCGGCTGCTTTAGCCGTCTGTGCTTCGCTGATCAGATCAGTCCATTCCTTGACTGTTTGGTCTGTCTTATTTACAGTTACAACGTAATTTTCCGTTACGGTATCTCTACCGGCGATATTTCTTGTCTGCTTATCTTCCAAGGCAGAAGCGTCAATCGCTTCCGGCTCAACCGTTACTTCGTCAATAGAGTTAATTCTGTGAAGCAACGTAAATGCGGTTGGTTTTTGACCAGCCACCGTTTCAATTCCATAAGACAGAGTGGTGCCGTTGGTGCTAACACCAGCCACATAAGATGTATTATCTGCCATTATTTACCTCTCTTTCTACCGCTAATTATTGCGGTCAGCGAACATTTCAAAAAATGCCCGGTACATATAGTTACAAAATAGTGTCGTTAGCTCCATATAAGCGTCTAAAACGCATCGTGGAAGTATATATGCCGTCAGATTTTCCGTAAGTCGGCATACCGACAGCGTCAAATCTCAATTCCTTGAACACATTTGCCACGGTTGCCGTTACCAATCGAACGTCTGAACCGCTTGTATTTGAAGAAATATCAACTTGTATAGTTTCCAAAACTGCATTGACGGTTTGCCCGTCAAGCGTTTGTCCCTGTTCTAATCCAGACAGTTCGTGAATGTAAACAGTCGGAAAAATAGGTTTTTGATTTGTTTCTCCCTCGTCCGTGATATACACATCAGGGAATTTCTTTTGCAAAATAGGCTCTGCTCTGGATTTCACAACATAAAAAATCGTGTTTCCAAGTTCAAACGCCCAACTGTTATCTACCATCAGCTAAACACCTCCTTAAAAATCTTTTCATATTGCGAAATAATCTCTATACTAGCCTTATAAATAGGCATTGTCGCTTTAATACCTCTCGAATAATGCCACTTATCATCCTCGCCGAGATAATACCACCCATCCTCAAAGGCGTGTATTTGCCCCGGATATGTTCCGACACCATAGCCCATATCATTTGCTTTCGGGTTAGGCTCTGGATTGTAATGGATACCGGCACCAAATTCTACCGCTAAAACCGTGTAGAACGGATCTCTGTCTTTTACCTCATGTACTTTACCAGTAGCAATTAAAACGGCTTTACATCCCATTTCAGACGGTTCTCTGTCTATGCTAAGAGTGATTTGATTACCGATAGGGCTTTCATTGATTGCTTGTATCGCTACTCGCTCTCCAATTTTCGCTAACCGGTCAACATACTCTTCGCATTTTTTATTAATATCAGATTTGTATAGTTCAATCTGCTTTATCGCTTCTTGAATAGATTTTTGCGACAACCCCATTTTTACCTTCATAAAAACCGCCTACTTTGTTGTTTTTTGCAAAAGAAAAAGGTCTACTGTCAATCCCTCGTCAGCCACGCCTTTGACGATGTAGTCAGCACTCAAGACATCAACACGACCTTCTTTTGTATGTCTCACGTCAGATTTTTTCCAAATATAATCACCAGACTTAATTGGCAAATAACCCTTGTCTGTCGTTATCTGACAATATGATGTGCTATCATCAATGCCAAACTCTTTGACAAGAACCTCTGAAAGCTTATTACTGATATTCGCCTTAAACGATACCGGCTCCGAAAATCCATCAACTTTTTTTGTGTAATAGATCTTCTCACCGTCTGACGTTTCGTAAAACTTACGATTTCCTTCATCGTCCGTCTCATAAATGGTTATTTTCTGACCGGCACGGGAATATTTCATTTCCTGTTTATTAGCCTTTAAGCTCATTTGCATCTTCCTCCGGCAGTCCGGCAACGCTTGTCAGTAAAGATACAAGTCCGGCAAGAACGGAAGCCGAAAAAACCACCTTCCAGTCTACCGCACTAATGACCATGCTCGAACCGATTACACCGATTGCCGTTTGTGCAACTGTCTTTACCGCTCTGATTCCTGCTTTCTTCGCCCAGTCTTTCCAATCTCTCATTTACGATGCCCCCTTACAATTGATACGTTCCGCAATTTCATTGATACGATGATGAGCTTGCTTTACGCTTTCTTCGACAACCGTAATCCTGCTATCGTGAGAATCAAGCTCCTTCTTCATTTCAGACCGCTCATTTTTCATTTCGTTGATAGTGTCAAGTATTGCATCTAATTTCATGTTGATTTTAGTGTTTTCCTTCACCCTATCTTCTATTTCCTTCGTGTCTGTATGTTTACTGTTTTTCGCATTGTAACTCAAGCTAAAAAAGCCGAAAAAGACGGAAAAAACGACCGAAATGCCGCTTATAATAATTGGTATGATATTCATATATACCGCCTTTCATAAAAAATGGCACGCCGCCCACCACCCTTAAAGCGTGCCGCCTGCTACCATTTTGTTTACCTAAACAAAATCGCAACGCACAATCTTCTATAAGACTTTAGCAAACGGAAAAACTCCTGCCAGTAATTCTTTTCTGTCCTTCCAATTACGACTAATGCCGTTTTCGGAATAAGAAGACATATATGATTCGCCAGCTTGCGAATAATCATACACAGCAAGGTTGACAATGATTGATTGATATTTCTTCAAGTCTTCGTCTATTCGCTCATCGGTATAACTATCCGGATAATTTCTTAATGTACTTATTTCTTCCGTTGCCTGCTCTATAAGCTGTTCGATAAGAGGGTTTTCCTCCTTTTTGTCAAAAACAACAACGTCAGAAGTGGTATCATCGCCGTTATCAACCGTATCAATATGAAATTGTTCTAATCGGATTTTCACCTGCTCTAACGTGCTGTATTTCGTCATATGGATGCCTCCTACAAACCAAGCTTATCAACCAAAAGTTTTTTAAGGTCTGCCCCTGTGTAGGTGTCAGCCTCTTCGATATCAAGTTCTTTTGCCAGTTTCTTCAAATCAGCCGTACTCATACGGGAAATTTCGGTTTTGGTATATTCCGGCGGATTCATATAATTAGAAAAAGCAGAAGTATTTTTATCCTCTGCTTTTCCCTTGATTTCCTCTCCCGGTCTATACCACACGCCGTTTATTTTCACGGAATGTGTTGCAACCATTACTCACCCTCCTTGACCTTCATAACAACTACGCTGTCCATTCCCTCGAATGTAGGAAGTCCAATCATAGAAACTACGCAATGAGTGTTGATAGGATGATTTGTAGCATATGTGTAAACAGCGATACCGGTCTCTACGATAGAAAGATTTCCGTCTGTAAGACTTCCACTTCTCTCCTCCGGGGTTCTGCCGAATACATATTCACCAAGGAATACTCCGCCGGACTGTGCTGAAACAATGCCGGTAGGTACAAAGCTCTTTGTCTTTCCATCTGCCGGATCAATGTACAACTTGTCGTAAATCTCAATCTCGATACCGTACCCACGAAGATACTCTGTTACCTGTCCCGGCTGCAATCTGATTCCACCATTGTAAGCGGTAATTCCAAGCACTTGCTTCTTTGTATCCTCTGCCTTGAGAACCATTTCCCAAGTCTCTGTATTCATCGTAAATCGTGTGAGGGAATATCCAGTCTTTTTGGCAAACTCACGTCTTGTCTGGATAAGATCATCAAGAGGAGTTGCCGTTGCCGACTTATCCCATGCACTTGTATCCTTGAACTCAACAAAGTGGTCTGTTTTATGCTCTGCTCCGTTATCTGCCGTATAGTCGATTGTGTATTTCTTATCGCCAAGAACAACATCAATCTTTGGGATGCCATCTTTTGGTGCAAGCAACTGCCAAATCTGTCTCTCCGGAACCACTCTGGCTCCCTCGATAAGGTTCATTGGCTTTTTGCTGATCTCACGAAGCACGCTATTGGCAAGGCTTGAATTTTCGGCATTTTGATAATTTGCGTACTCCTGCTCCTCTTTCTCTGTTACCATGTAACTCTCACGGTAAAAAGGCATCTCATTCTGAATATCAGAGAAACCTCCAACGTCTCTTAACTCTGCCTGTGCGTCAAAGTTAGATGCTTTCAAAGAAACCGGAAGTCCGCTCTTTCCTTTGATAAACCTAAGATCGAGACTATCCTGCTTTCTTGTTCCAAACTTCAAACGTCCGAGATAAGGCTCCGTTCCTAATGTTTTCTTGTAATTATCCCACATTACACCGAGACTTCTCGCTGTAAATGCTTCTGCTAATGGTAATGCCATAGTTTTTTACCTCCTTAAATCATTACACCTGTGCAATCTTTGGTGCGCCGTAAAATGTAACCCTTGGTGTTGCTTTTCTTGCCGCGTCAGCAATCGCTGGATCAAGATTTTTTACCTTTTCCCAGTCGATTGTTCCTTGATAAACATAGGTACCAGGTGCATCCCCCTGTGTAACATCTACATCCTCAAGCAGATATCCAAGGCAACCGTCATCATTTGTTGGGTAAGGTGTTCCTGCCGGAACAATCTTTCTTTCGTTTGCATCTGCAACAACTCCCAACTGCGCAACTACGCAAGCCGCTCCCTCATAAGGGAAAAACTTTAAAATTCCTTTACTTTGTGTAAAATCCCTTGTAATAGGCTTTCCCATTGTCTTTTACCTCCTTAAATCACATAATGATTTTGATCTTCTACGTTAGTCTCAATGCCGAAAGTAATGTTTTCAGCATTTTCAACGTCAGCTGTTTTTTCTTTGTCTTTATCACCGCCAACACTTCCACCGCCCGGATTTGTAGAACCGTTTGCGATTTCCTGTTCTTTTGCCTGTGCAGCAGCGGTTTCTTTCTCGGACATAATCTTTCCAAGGGCAGCCGTGTCGAAATTTCCATCATCATTAACAACTTCTTTTGCCTGTTCTGCTGTGATGCGAAAATCCGTCATAGCTTTTTCACGAAGATCTCTAATTGCATTATTTTTTTGCAATTCTGCAATCTGCTGATTAGCTGTCTCCAATGCTTTGTTAGCTTTATCAAGCTCGGTAAGGTTTCCAGCTTCAAAATCATCAATCTTTTTTTGAAGCTCATCCGCTTTTTCAGCTTTTTCCTTATATTGAGCTGTTTTTGCTTTTTCCCTTTGGATAGAGCTGCCGTAATCTGCCATAATCTTGTCAGCGTCTTCTTCGCTAACTCCCATAGCGATAAGTTCTTCTCTCTTCATAATTACCTCCGATATGTCATACGATTTTTTATACGGTGCAACGACACCGATTGACATTGTTGATTTTTACGCTCACAACTTTGCGAATTTTTATAAAATAAAAACGGCTACTTATTATTCAGTAACCGTTTCTTTTATCTCTTTGTCCAATGGATTGTCTTTATTTAATTGATCTGCTATTTCCTTGGCTTTTCTTTCCTGTTCTTCCAAATCATCAATCGTTTGATATTTCGCTTTTAAGTACGGGTCAGAAAGAATAAATGTCTTTTCTGCATCTCCCCAAAGACCAACCGTTTTAATAGCCACAAGCGGATGAATACCACATTGTAAAAGCACCATAAGCGTTTGTGCTTTTGTGTACATATTATCCTGTGGGCTATGATTGATCTGCACATCAAAATCCCTTGAAGTAATGCCAAGATCATGATCTTTTATTCTGATAATGTTCAGAATAATTTTTGCCAGCTTCTTTTCTGCCGACTTTACCAATGGATCTTTCAGCTTTGCCCTTGTTTTTGAAAAATCCCAACCATTTCTAAGTTGAACAGCTCCCTGTGTATCGCCGCCGGAATTATTATTGTTTTTATTTGGGATTGCTAAAATTGATAAAGCGTTATCCCACAGATCATCTTTCGCAACCTGGCATTCCGTTTGGTTAAGCTCCTGTGTCATCACATCAACATCTGATTTATTGTCTTTGTTGATTGACTTGACGACCAAGGCCCGATTCATTTTCATTTTTTCAAATTCTTCTGAATCAATTTCACAATTTACGAATTTTATCCAGCTTTGAACGAATTGCTCAATACCGTCCATTCTGTTCGATTGCATTGTATTGATAGAGTCTAAAATATCAATAACAAGTTCGATATCAGATATTCTTTCATGGTTGTTCGGAAATTCTACAATTGGAATGCCACCAAAACCGTGTAATTTCCAATCATAAACTTTTCCGTCTGCAATTTTGCATTCGTGTGTCTTTGTATAGCAAAGTTTATACCACTCGCCATCTTCATTTTTCAATTCTTGTACGGCAACCAACGCCTCTTCCGTATGTCTGCTATAAATAACAAACGTATTCATCGGAGATGGAGCCACGATACGAAATGGTATGTCACCGTCGGAAAATTGTGCCGCTTTAAACGATGTCCCTACGGCAGATTGCCATTCTCCGGCTTTGATATCTTTTTCCTGTTTGTCGGCATCCGTTGTATAATCGTTGTATTCATCAACAGCCTTGTTAATGTTTTTATCATTTTTCCGGCTTACCATCTGCACCGGCTCACCGTAAGTTTGCCCTACTTTAAATTGCACAATCTCATATGCGTGATTTTCTTCTACCTTATTTGTGATATCTTCATTCGATACCTTGGTTCTGTAAAGTACCGGCTGATCTCCTTTGTAGTAATTCCAAAGGTACTCAATAGCTGTTTTGTTGTAGTTAAAAATTCCAATGCAATTTCCGATAACATTAGAAATATTATTCGCCGTTATCGTTTCTACGTCCGTATATGCAATTTTCCGTCCGTATCTACCTTTCGCAATATCACAAAATGGCATTTTGTTTCTTAACATACAATTCCACCTCTAAAAAAATGTCATACCACTCGAAGTTTCCCTCACAGGTAACTTTTTAATCTCTCTTCTTCCTGTTTCCGGATAATAAATAACACGTTTTACGCATTTGTTGCACCGGCAAACAATATTCATCGTCCCTCTCCCGTCATAAGTTCCAACTTTACGACCGCAATTAGGACAATATATCGTTCTTTTTAAACACTCCATAAAATACCTCTTTTTAAAACAAAAAAGGACACCTAAATGGTGTCCCCTCTACATCACAGGAGTTTTTATTTATTCGATAATTTACAAATAATCAAATTCAACTTTTTTATATCTTTTCTTATTTTTTCTGCAGGAATATGTATTATTTTCCAATCAAATCCCAAAATAATTTGTATTTCCGCTTCTCTGTTCTTCTTAAAATCGTTTTTATGATACAATTCTCCATCAACTTCTACAACAATCTTTTCTTTCGGAATCAAAAAATCTACTTTATATTTCCCTATTTTTTGTTGCGGTATTATTGAATATCCATTTTTTATCAATTCAATAGCAACCATAGCTTCCGGAATGCTTCCGTATTTTTCGTTTCTTGTTTCTGCAATTCTTATAGATTTTTCATAATCAGAAAAATCCTTCGACTGTTTCTTAATTTCTTCAACAGCTTTTTCATATCTTACATCACACTTAGTTTTTGTCTCTTCATATTTACATATTTTCTTCTTTTTAATTTTCCCTTTACAATAGTCGCATATATAATTTCTTTTTCTGCTATATTGAGTTCTTATTATTTCTTTTCCACACACTTCGCACGGAATATAATACCTGCATCTTCCGTATTGAGACTGCTCTGTTCTTATTTTGTCCTCCAAAGCATCTTTGTATCCCATTCATTTACCGCCTTTCGTAAATGCCTTTTATTTAAAGCGGGAAAATGCCAAGGCTTGCATCTTTCGGGAGCTACCCTATCCCACAATTTTTCACATTACAATTATACATTATATAGTGGTGTACTGTCAAGCATTATACAATATTTTGTGCTTTTTCATCCAATCTATCCAATGCTATTTTATGTGCTTTTTTTACAGCTCTTTCTTTTATTCCGTAATCTTGAGAAATTTTTTTGTTTTTTTCAAACAAAATATATTTTCTAAAAATTAAATCCTTATCCCGTGGCTTATCTAAAAGCATTATAAAATCTACGGCTTCATTTTTTCTATCAACAAAAACATCTGTCATTCTGTCAATTTCTCGTTCTAATTCGTCTATTTTAGCAATCAATGTCCCTATTTTATCAAAATTAGGACTTGACTGCACTTTCTCTCCGTTGTTTATAGCCGGTATGCTTTTTGACATTATTTTTAATTCGTGCAAATCCATTATTTTTTTGTTAATATCATCGTTCATTTTTCTTATTTCTTGTAAATATTCTTTGCTATTCATCTCAATACCTCCTAAATGGATTTTTCATTGCTTCCACTTTTGCAACTCTATTTCCTTGTGTTATTCTTAGAGCAAAGTTTGAAAAAACATCCGGTACATCGTCTAATTGTTTTTTCCCGGATACGGAATATTGTTTTAATAATGACATCATAACTCCATATGGTTCGTTTGGTTTATAAAGCGAACTGTCTTTAAAAATTACATGCTGCAATATCCAGTTTGAACACTGGAAAATCCTTGCTTCTTTGTTTGTTTCTGTTGGAACATCGGTTATATTGCATATCCACCCAACACTTTCCACACGTTTATTTACCTCCATGGCTACACGGTCTCCTCCGGCATTACGCTCAAATTCGCATTCTTGTACTTTATTATTTACAAGAACTCCTGCGGCGTTTCTATATTGTTCTTCATAATCCGCCGTGTTATCGCACACGCAATCCACGCAATAATAATCTTCTCCGTATTTTTGCAGAACAGGCAACACAAAATAGTCCGTTCCTTTTCCTTTTGTATCACACTGACCCGTAACAATTTCCGGTTCTCCGTGCGGTAAATTAAGATACCGTCGAATTTTATCTTCTGGAAACAATAGCCCTTCTCTTTCAATCGGATCCTGTTTGTATAGGCAACGATAAGAAATTTCATCCATAAGCAACTGTATGTCTTCAAAATCCTTTACCGTATATCCACCAAATTCAAAGTTAAAATTACTTTCTCCAGTTTTCGGGTCAATGTCCGGAACCGATATCACCTTTACCCTTTTATTCCCCTCATATGCCTGTATAATACGCCCTATAACATCCCGAACACTCCATCTCGTAGCAATATGTATTTCCTTGCACGGGTTTCCGTCTTCATCCGGAATTTTTCTTTGTCTAGCATCGACAGCATATTTTCTCCATAATTTATCAAGATAAATAGGGTTTAGTGCTTCTTCAATTCCCCCAATCATATCATCAACAAGCAAAAATTTATTCGCACGCACTTTACCAGCATTTTTACTTCCAACTGACGTACATTGTACAGACTGAAACGGCTTATACTTTCCGACATTAAATTGTTCAAGTTTTGCGTTTGTACTTGTCACTTTAAGGTCTGGGAATATTTCATTCCATGTATATTCATCTTCATTTGTTACAATATCGTACATACCGTCATAATACATTCTGGTAATATCTCCGCTATGGGAATAAAAAAGGTTATATCCACTTGTATACCATCCTATAACCGCAGAATGGAAAAATTTTTCAATCGTTGTCTTTCCTGTTCCGGGTGGTAATGAGATACACAATATGTCGTACTTATCATCAATCATCCCCTGCAACGCATCCACAAGACCGATTTTTAAAAATTGTTTTCTTCTTGGCATATAAAAACGCTCTTTAGGCTCTCTTTTTTTCTCAATGTACCTAAAAAAACTGTCAACAATTTTATTTTGAGCTTCGATCAACAAAATCTCATAATATTTATCCAGCAATTCAAAAGAGCTTTTATTTTTGAAAACAAACTTTTCTATGCCCCACATATCAAGTCCTGTGTCACGAATGCATACGGTTTCTATCAGCTCTTTTGCTCTAGCCGTACATTTCAGCATTAAGTCAGTTTTCTTTTCTTCCTTAGCAAGCTGGCAAACATCACAGTATGTATTTATTATGTTTTCATCAATTCCGTTTTGGGTAATATACTTTTCGCAATCAGAAATCAGATTTTCTAATTCAGACATAAAGAAAAGCACCTCGCTTTCACAGCAAAGGTGCTTATAGACCTCTGCCTATAATTTTTCTAGGGTAGCGGCTAACTCCATTTGTTAGCCGGTAATTGTTTTTATTCGTTTGTACATTTACCATCTGCGTTTTATCGGAAAAAGGTAAAATTACAATTATTCATTTTCAAAACTCCTATTCCGTCAACAACTTATACAGTTCCAACGCTTCATCATCTTTGATAAGTTTTCTGATATAGGTTTTTCCGTTATGATTCTCAAATACCATTGCTATTGGTCGTTCTCCTGTTTCCAGCCCTAAATCAAACGCAACTGACATTACTTCTTCCCCTGTTTCTTCATCAAAAGCGAAATCTTCTTCGCTGAATTTACATTTTAAACAATCAATCATTCCTAGCAGCTCTGCACACATAAGTATGGCACCTCCTTGAATATCTAATACACATTACAGAATCATGTACAAGGTCTGGCATATACCCTGTTTCTAAAATAGTTTTCGATATTTTTCTCGCTTGCTTGATACTATTGAGTAATGGCATGTTTAAATCTTTTCTAAAGTGTTTAAAGTACGAAAGGAACCATTCTCTTTGTGCATATCTTATATTGTGCCTTATTCTGCTATCTAATTGCAGACAATGAAGTATTTCTTTAATTCTTCTCATTCCTCATAAACCTCACAAAATCTTTCCTGCACTCAGGACATAAATCATATTTCACATGTTTTCTGAATGTATCGTAAACTATATTAGTCCCCCACAAACCGTTTGCGTATTGTTTTTTATCGGAAACATAGTCTCTATCCGTTTCTTCGACAAGCATATCAATTTCTGCTTTAGTTCCAATCTTGGAAATAACTGATTTTGTGCTTTTGGGAAAACTATCAAATTCCGCACCGCATCTATCACACTTATAAATTTCCTTTTTCATCTAACTCCTCCATCACAATCCGTTACAATGCACCGTGTAGCCACCGTCCATATACTCTTTTACGGCTTTCCGCAACGCAGGCTTTGACTTATATCTCTTTCTTAGCATAATAGCCACGCCTTTTTTCTCGATAGCATAAATACCAAACGGAACGGCATCACTGGCGATTTTCAAAAGTTCATTAAACTGAACAATAGAAACTCCCTCATAAATGCTTTTCCCTATATTGACCGTCATATAATCCCTCCTACACCTTGTATATCGCTCATATTCAAACGATTTTATTCTTTATGCACAATTCCTTGTTTTTGTCCTAAAATTTATTTACGGGCAAATTAGAAACTGCTCAAATCCGTAATGATAACCATTTTTTCAAAATTATCTTCCATGGCCTTATCGAAAGTCTTTGTTGCATAAAGAAATTCGCCGGTATAAAAATCTGTCACAGCATATCTGTATTCCGGATAAAGGTCATATTTTATCTTTTCCAAAGTCTTTTCTGTCTTTTTGATTGCATTTCCCGTTCCAAACATCCCTAAATCCTCACAATTTCGTCAAGGTCGTAATTATCTCTGACATAATCAACAACCTCGCTTAATCTGTTTTTCACAAATTCATCATTAGCGATTTCCGGCAAACAATGAAATGTGCAGCTATTCTCTTTCCCGTACCTTTTATACTTCCTGTAGTCAAATGTCATATAAAAAATCGGTATTTGCGTCAAATTTTTCGTTTTTCTGCAAAGCCAATGGTTAAAAATCCATTCAATCATCATTTCCCTCCATACACAAAACTAATTTCACAATTTCTAAACACTTTTCACGATTTTCTTCATCGGTGCAACACCCAAAAGCGTTATACCGGCAATCGTGAAAGTGGCAACTATAATCTTTCGGTGCGATATCAGAAAAATTCATATTTCTCCTAACTCATGACAAATTGTGCCAGTTTCAAAAGATACTTTTTGTTGCAAAAATGAGCTATACTATAATCAGTCTTACCATTGTGGCTTCTATCAAAGTGCAATCTTACCATTTCTTCCAACGGCATTGTTCCATCTTCTTTTGGTTTTGAAAAATCAAACTCCTCAAAATGGTTAAACTCTTTATCGTTTATGTGCGACAAAGCCGAACATACGTCAATCAGCGTTTCATCTCTCAATATGGGATGTATCTGCCCTGTTTTCTCTGTAAACAAATCCAGGTAAAGATTAAAAGCATTATTTACTGCTTCTTTCAAATCGCCATGACCGATAGATACATCGCAGATATCATAAAAGCGTTTAGACATGTCCTTTTGCTTTTTCTGCAATTCTGATTTTGTGAGTTTTGGTGTTTCATCATTTTCAGAAAATGATGTATTTACCTTTCCATCATCGTTAGATGATGTATTATCCTCTATGTAGTCTTTGTATGTATTCTCTGTAGTAGTCTCTGGTATTGCTTTGCTGATATTGCCATGTCCATCTGTGCAATTTGCCATGTCGTGAACGCAATCTGCCATATCGTAATTGTCAACAAGACTTTGCAGCTTTTCATAGTCAATGGAATACCACTTTGTCTTGTCAATTTTCATTTTGTTATAATTAGCTGTAATGACAATTCCTTTTTTCTCCAGACTGGTTATTGTTCTTCTGATCGTGTCTACTGACCAAAAATCAAAATCAGTTTCTTTCCATGACTGATATGTATTAAAAATCCAGTATCTTCCATCACGGAAATTTTTATCTGCCTTTTTATTGATTTCAAGCCAATAATGTATCTGATTGAGAACAACAGCTTCATTCAGATTACCCAAAACCTTTACAAGCGTTTTTCGGATAAGCAAAACATCGTCTTTGTTTATAAACAGCTCATTATAATTCATATTGTTTACCTCCTACGAAAGATAAAAAACACTCCGCTTTATGTGCTAAGCTCTACGACCAATAAAAACAACAAACAGGCAGTCGTAGGTCTGCTTTTCGGTCTGCATCACCTAGTTTGTTGCATTTGCTTACTGATAATATTCAAATATCAGCAAAACGGACGGTTGCGGATTCGAACCGCAATCACTCTTTTATGTTGGAGTAAAGGAGCGAAAACCTCCAACAGGCAATTCCAGCCTCCGCCCACCAGTCTTTCATTAAGACCAGCCGGTCACAGGAATAAATCCCGTGCCGGATAATGGCAAGGATGGATTTGAACCATCTTTCCGTCTGCACGAATAACGGACGCCCCATGCGCTTGCCACTCAAAAACATACAATATCAATGGAGGATTTTGTATGAAATGACACCGCCTGTTACGGCTACGCTCATGCCAAAAAAGCGTAAGTTGATTTGCACGCTTGAGCATCGTGGGATAGATGCTCAAGTAACCCCCTCCGATCCTTGTGACGGATCTTTAATCAGCTTTCCGCTAGAGGGGTCTTAAGAAAGGAGATGTACAATGCAAATAGCATGTAGCATCAGGGTTCCGGCAGGGGAGAAAAAGTATAATACTAAAAGCACCTGCCGGAAACTAGGGTACCCGGATTCGAACCGGGAAGTCTGGGAACCAAAATCCCATGCCTTACCATTTGGCAATACCCCATCACCTACGGGCGAAGAGACCAATCAAACGCCCGTAAACTACTACGATTAAAAGGTTATTATTATGACACGTTTATTTCAGACTGTTATTTATAGTTCGATTGTTATTCCTTTCCAACTACCTAGTTGGGCATCTGATTTTTCTATTCTGATCCATAGACTTTACCTCCTTTTCGCTTATCTAAATGTTCAAACTGACATTTAACCATGTCAGTGACATTGCTACGCTGACAATCAATCCCGTGACCGGCCTTGAATAAATCACATTCAAACATCCGACCGCATTTCGTACATTCATCGTCAATCTCTTTACGACCAAACTTCATTTCTTTTCACTCAATTCAATGTATTTATTCAAATACCAAACTGCTTTTTTGACATCCTCTAATCCATTCTTTTTACGGTGCCGGTAGATATACTTAAATGCATTGCAGATACAGAAATCTTTTACTGCTTCTTTTCCTTGCGTTTCCTCCATCACGTCTATACACTGGTATTTACCAGTTTCATAATGCGACGGATGGTTTACGTTGTCAGTTTCAATACCTCCGCACAGTTCTAAAACTTTTTCTTGTTCTGCTTCCGTAAAAATATCAAGGTCAATCTTGGAAGCACCAATCATTTTCCCACTCATTGGATCAATCATATAAATACCTCGTTTTTTAGTTTATTACTCAACTTTCACCAAAATATAACTATGTCTTTTTATCCAGCTATCAGCATTGCCGTATTTACTGACTAAGTAATAGCCACGGAATAAGTGTATTATTTCTACTTCCGGGAATTTATACGGCAAAAGAAATAATTTATTCGGTGTTGTTCTTATCATTATTCAACCCCCATAAGTAAACGAAATGTTTCTTTCCCTCTAACGGTCAAATATGTCTGAACATTCGAATAACCGTGAGGAGTCTTAAAATCTTTAAGTTGAAATAAACCGCTTTTTCTATACTGCTCATATGGCTTAATAATTCCGTGCCGGTCACGGTAAATGTATCCGTGATCTGTCAGCCACTTGTTAAAGTTCTTTGGTGAAATTTGAAATTCTTTTGCTGCATCTCTGAATGTCGTTAAAAGTTTGCTATCGACCAGCCCATCAAAATAGTCAGCCTTTGGTTTAAGCTCCGTGACTTTACATTCTAGCAACTTTTTCTCTTCGTACTCTTCCGCCCAACGTCTTGCGCGTTCTGCCGGATCCTCAATCATGTATGAATCTTTTTTGTTGTCTCCGATATCGTAATATCCGTTTTTCCGAATACTCGGTATTACTTCACTTGTGACCCAACGCTTAAATTTCTTTGCGTTTGGCATCCTGCTAGAGAATATCAAACTATAAAGACCGGATTCGTTAATGAATATCACTTCTCGATTCTGACCTGATAGAACGGTTCGTTCTGTCAGCTTATCTTCATCGTCAACGTGATCTCTAATCGCTTTCGCTGTGTTTGTATATTCAAGAATGTCTGCTACATCCTTACCAACAAACATGATCTTTCCGTCTATGGTTATTGTCCGTACGCTACCAAACTCTGTACTGCTGAATACTTTTAAATCGTTCATATATAGACCACCTTTCATTTATCCTTGTATCTATAGGTATATCCTTTCTTTAATCGGCGCAGAAGCTGTGAAAGGTTGCAGCTTGTCAGGAGCTACCCTATCTACGCCAAGGTCTTTTTGTTTTTGAGAATATTTTGGTGGCTTAGTAGGGACCTCCGGGCATCCTGCTAAGAGGGGGACGCCCCTTTTTCATCTGGACCCGTGGAATGGTCCCGGAACGGTGCTTTTCCGTCCGGTTTCATTCGTCCTTTCAGCTCTCTTGGATAAACCGCAGTTTGTCCAAGAGACTGACCACCATATATTGTACCACTTATCCACCATCCACAATATCTTGTGTTTCGGTGTGTTTGCTGTCAGACAACCTTGCTCGGATGTCTGCTGCTGTGAGTGCTTTCTTCGCTTCTCGCTCCTTGCTTACGCCTGGGAGATTCCATCCATAATGCTTGTTGAGTATGGCGATCTGCGCCACTGCTTGCTTACTGTCTACCAGCTTCGCACTCAAGCTCTCCTCCCTTTCTGCTGTTAATTTTTCGTAAATGTCTACACCCGAAGTGCTTAGTACATTCTTCTTCTTTCCCCAATTATAGATTGTTTCATCATCTATTCCTGTTAGTTTAATAAATCCCATAATACTTACTTCTTTACCGTATTGATAACACATATATATATAATAATCACATATATCATTTACTAGACTAATATTATAAGCATTACAATTTGACTTATTGAGATTGCTGGTAACATCGGAGTTATTATTATTTTTATAACCACTAAGGTGATTATTTAATTTTAATTTATTCGTTCCCTTGAAAAGGTGATGTTGAATATATAAAAGAGCAGCGTTCCATACTCCTTGCGGTGCTGTGGTCATATCCTCGATAGGTGGCTTTCTCTGCTCGCAAAATTCCTGTAAATAATATTCGATCTCATTTGCAAATACCTCGCCAGTCAATGGCTCATCCTCTAATCGCTCCACGTTCTCACCTCCTAAATCAAATAAAAAACGCCCACAAGAAAAACCTAGCAAGCGTATATATAACACCTGTGGTCATTCCTGTGAGCGTTCCATTGCCGTCCTAGCTCGTCATCCTATCGCTTTAAGTATCTGCTCCCCTCTCACGGCTCCGGGGTGATCCTCTGCCGGTAACACCGGCTGCGATTCGGAATTAAATTGTAATTGAGATTATAAAACAATATTTTTATTTTGTCAATATCTAAAAAAATAATAATTTAATC